AAAGCAAATACGGAAACGGTTTTGAAGAGTCTAAGATTAAGCGTGACGATGCAGGAAAGTTCTCCACTAAAACTGGTAAAGGCAAAATTAAAAAGCAGCCTTGGGACGAGTCAACCAAGGATACACCTGAATACGATATAAAACTTGGTAGAAAGAAAGAGGCAAAGATAAAGAAAGAGCTAGACGAAACGAAAGAGAAACTAGCAGACCTCAATAAAAAATCAGATAAAGTTTCAAGCCTAGAAAAGAAACGTGATGAAGCAAGAGAAAGAAAAGAAGAAGCGATAAAGAAGGTTGCAGAATCTAAAGCAAAAATAAAAGCATTAAAAGAAAAACTAAAAGCATTAAAAGCAAAACAAAAAGGAAAGTAAAATGGACGTATGGACAATTGGAAAAACAATCAAGGATGCGGAGAAGGTTATTATTGAGAGAGCTCTAAAGTTTTATCATTATAATAAAACTGCAACTGCAAAGTCTCTAGGGATTTCAGTTCGTGGAATGGATAATAAGATCAAGGCATTTGAAATAGAGGTTATTAGATATGGCTCAAAAAATACTAAGTCCGATAACAGAGAATAATGATGCGGCCGATTTAATAGAGGCAAAAATTGCTAAGTTATTTAAGGACGAAATATACCTTCCTCTTCTCAGGGAGCTTACTTTTAGTAGTGGTGTTGTTGAAAACTCACGCAGTAAACTGAAGCAAGCATTGAAAAGTGGACGAATTACATTCTATCGTGGACAATTTAAAGGTAGGTTCAATTCTTTTACTAGTAAAGAGTTGAAAAAACTAGGGGCCACATGGAATCGAAAACATGGAAGTTGGGATCTATTGGCCTCTGGCCTACCTTCTGACATTCGGGAGGAAATCAGTAAGGCTAGTATATCACTTGCCAAAAAAACCTCAAAGGCATCAAAGCACTTGGCAAAACTTTCCCCTAAGAAGATCGCAGATAAATTAAATATAGAGAAAATAGTTCGTACAGAGGTATCTAATATAGATATTCAAGTCAGCAATAAAGTTGGTGACATGACAGTTTATGTAGAGTTAACTGAAGAACAGAAAAAAAGAATAACAGAAAATTATACCGAGAATATGAAACTCTATATTCAAGAGTGGACAGAGAAAGAGATTGTAAAACTTAGAGAAGAAGTAGAGGTAAATGTAAAAACTGGCATAAGGTCAGAACATCTTGCCGAACAAATAAGCAAAAGATACGGGGTGAGTAAATCTAAGGCCAAGTTCCTGGCCCGCCAAGAAACTAGACTACTAACTACGGAGCTTCAAAAAGAAAGATATTTAGACGCAGGTGTTAATAAATATATATGGAAAAATGTTATAGGATCTCCCAATCATCCAGTGAGGCCTTTCCACAAAAATTTAAACGGTAGCTTGCAATCATGGGACAATCCACCTATCATTAATGATAAAGGTGATAGGAAAAACCCAGGCCAAGATTATAATTGCAGGTGTAAAGCATATCCCGTATTGGAATTTTAATGATTAATAGAGACTTAGAAATTATTAGAGGAATGAAAAGATACGGCTCTAAAGTAATGAACGATGTTATTGGTGGTGGACTAGCAGACGATAAAAGTGCTAAAGACTTTGACAAGGTAGAACTTGAGAAAGGGGTACTGGTCGAAATGGAACATACTACGGATAGAAAGATCGCAAAAGAAATAGCTATGGATCACCTCACTGAAGATAAAGACTATTATAAAAAACTAGCTAAGATGGAAAAATAATGAAAATAAAAAACGCAACTTCATTACCAGATAGATTCTACGGACTTCACATGGCCGAGGGCTGTGCTGAATATCTTAGAGATGATGGTTCGATGAAAATATTCATTGGCGAAAAAGCTCTTAAGAATATGGACGCAACTTTTCAAAGTCGCCCTGTATTTGTAGGCCACGTTGACGATGTTGATGTTAACACTTTAGAAGATACCGCAGACGGATATGTAGTAAAATCATTTTATAATCCTGCAGATGGAAAACATTGGTCAGAGTTTATGGTTATCACTGATAAGGGAAAAGAAGCTATTCGTAGTGGATGGACTTTATCTAATGCTTATCATATCAAGAAGTCAGGTGCAGGAGGACGTTGGCACGGGATGGATTACGAGCAGGAAATTATCGAAGGCGAGTATGAACATTTAGCTATCGTTAATGATCCTAGATACGAAGAGTCAATTATTTTGACACCAGAACAATTTAAAGAATATAATGCAAAGAAACAAGAAGACTTGATTAAATTATCAAATTCTAATAATAAACCAAAAACAAAGAGGGTAGGTATGTTCAAATTTTTTAAGAAAGAGAAAGTAGAAAATTCAAGCGATATTGAAGGAATGAGTGTAATTCTTCCAAAATCAAAAAGAGAAGTTACGTTAGAAGTACTGGTTAACGAAATGGACGAAAAAGAAATGAATAAGTATTGCAACGAAGAAGACATGATCGAATTAGAAAACGGTGATTCAATTTCTGTTGCTGATATGAAAGACAAATATAAGAACATGATAGAAGATGAAGAGAAAAGAAAAAACGAAGAAGACGAAAAGAAAGAAAACGAAGACGAAGATAAAAAAGAGAATGAAGAAGACGAAGATAAAAAAGAAAACGAAGGTGATGACGACATCGAGAAAAAAGAAAACGAAGAAGATGAAGACAAAAAAGAAAATGAAGAAGATGACCTTGAAAATGAAGACGAAGATGAAGACAAGAAAAAGAATAGTTTTGACAAGTTAAAAAATGCTCACTTGAACGACAAAAATTCAGTTCAGGTTATTGAGACAAGTGAAGACAAAGTAGCTAGAGGCAATAGCCGTTACGGTAGTAATTAATAATAACAAAGAATTAAGGAGGCCGAAATGGCACAATCGCAAAATCAATTTAGTCAATCAGTAGAAAAAGGTATCGTTGACCTACGTTTTTCAGGGATCACAATTCCTTGTCAAGTAGCATCCGATGAAGCAGCAGCATTAGTTCCAGGCCAATTAGTTAAGATGGTAGACGTTGCAGGTTCAGTTCCTAGAGTAACTGCACTAGCGGCAGATACAGAAATCATTTTTGGTGCAGTAGCTTACAACATTAAGGACGTTAATTTTCCTTTAGATAAGTATCTTGAAATTGTTTCTGTTGGTTCTGTAATTTATATGGAAGCAAGTGCAGCAATCGCAAGAGGTGGATTAGTTATGCCAGTAATCGCAGGTCAAAAAGTAGCAACTGCAACTTCAGGTAAATCAATTCTAGGTTTAGCTTTAGATAAAGCAGCGGCCGACGGAGATATTATAAGAGTATTAATCGGATTTAACCAAGCTGCAGTAGCATAATTAAAAAACCTTAAGGAGAATATAATGAAAAAAGTAATTTTAAATTCACAAGGCCAACCGATTACACTAAGTAACCGTGAAGCTAAGATAGCAAACAACCTAGAAAAATCAGTAAACGCATTAGGGTATCAAGTAGATATTACTTCTCTTACTACAATTATGAAAAAAGTTTCAGAGCAAAAGTTTTTTGAAATTGCTCCTGCAGACTATCTCCCAGTAAGAGTTGGTGAAGGTGCATGGAGTACTCAGCTTACTACTTATAGAAGCTTCTCACTAGCTGATAGCTTTGAGACTGGTATGCTTAACACTGGTGCAAACAATTCTTCACTAGCTGTTGGAGATGCAGGTGTTGATTCTGTTGACATTGCTGTTAACAACTGGGCAAAGCAAATTGGATGGACTTTATTTGATCTTGAACATGCTTCAAAATCAGGTAACTGGGATCTAGTTACTGCTAAAGAAAAATCAAGAAAGAAAAACTGGGATCTTGGTATTCAAAAAATCGCATTTATTGGGATGGAAGGAAATGCTTCAGTTAAAGGTTTATTAAACCAAGCAGGGATCACTTCTAACACAGCTTTAATTACTAAGGCAATTTCTTCAATGACTGGTACAGAGCTTAAGGCTTTTACTGCAGGTGTTCTTGAAGCATATAGAGCTAACTGTAATAGAACGGCAATGCCTACTCACTTTGTAATCCCTGAATCGGATTACTTAGGACTAGCATCACCTTCAAACGCTGACTTCCATATCAAGTCAACTTTAGAAGTTCTTCAAGATACTTTTAGAGTAATGACTGGTAATCCAAGCTTCCAAATTAAGCCATGTGCTTATGCTGAAAGCTCGATAAGTGGTTTAGGTGTTCAGAGATATGCACTTTATAACTCTGAAGAAGAAAGCTTAAGAATGGATATTCCAGTGGATTATACAAATACACTTGCTAACTCTATTGATAACTTTTCTTTCCAAAACGTAGGTTACGGTCAGTTCACTGGAGCATTAGCTTACAGACCACAAGAACTTCTTTATTTTGATTTCTAATTAGTTTTAGAGTCTAATAAAATAAGCCCTGAGTTTAAAAGCTCGGGGCCTTTTCTAAAATAAGGAGTTGCACATGGCTTTTATCAATCCAAGTATTGATGATTTTAAGACATATTTTATTCGTGACTTTCCTTTCGGGTATGACATATCAAAAAATGTTTTAGATGAAGATATTCAAAAAGCATTTGATATGTCAGTTTGCCAAATAGCAGAAAGTTTATTCTGTGACCAGGCCGAGTACAATATAGGATATTATTTATTGACAGCACACTATCTCTCGATGAACCTGCAAGCATCGTCACAAGGGATAAGTGGAAGTTTTGAATGGAACACATCGAGCAAAAGTGTTGGATCTGTTTCAGTCAGTCAGTCAATACCTACAGGCATAGCGAACGATCCAAATTTTGCATGGCTTACTAGAACCAATTACGGATCTCAGTATTTGATGATGATATACCCTAGACTAGCAGGAAATATCTATACAGTTACGGGAGCGACATTAGCATGAGTCAAGATACCGTAGATACAAAAACAATGGTTAAGATCGAAAAAATGTTCGGACAGGATTTCCCTCAAATTCTCATTGGTATCATGGGTGAAAAAGCACAAAGAAAAGATGAAGATAAACTAACTAACGCAGACATAGGCCTCGTGCATGAGTTTGGTACAGAGAATATTCCACAGAGGTCATTTTTAATGTTACCTCTTCAGGAAAAATTCGACCAATATGTAAAGAAGTCTGGAATAATGAGTAAAAATACTTTAAAGGAGATTGTTAAGGAAGGTGGCCTGGAATCACTCGCTAAGAAGTTAGCATTGATCGCAGAGAGAGTTGTCTTAGACGCATTTGATACAGGTGGGTTTGGACAATGGCCTCCTTCTAATATGAAAAATAAGAAAGTACAGCAGACATTAGTTGAGACACAGCAATTAAGAGATTCTATAACAACTAAGGTGGTGGCATGATTTTTAAAAACGCATCGGACAGAACGCTAGATCAAGATTCGGGAACTCTCCCCAATGTTTCTATCGCTATGAAAAATTGGTTTCAAAAGATTACCTTCACTACCATAACTAAAACTATAGTAAATTATAAAGTAGTAGAGACAGAGGCCAACGTTACTTTTCAAGGTGTATGGCAGGCCATGTCTCCCCAGGCCGTTAGAATGAAGCCAGAAGGCCAGCGAGTTGAAAAGTGGTTTACTATTCACTCAGAACCTTCATTGGAATTAAAACCAGATGACAAGCTATCTTATCTTGGCATTGAGTACAGAGTAATGGATAGAATGGATCATAACAAATACGGTTATTTTGAATATCACGCAATAGAGGACTTTCAATAATGGCACTAGAAATAAATGCAAGCACATATTTCTTAAGGCCTGGTGGAAAATTAGTAGTACAGGCATCAGGAGGCACAGCACCTTATGTGTACTCTTTAGGAAGTGGAGATGGTGGAAGTATTGATTCTGCAACTGGAGTCTACACAGCACCATCCTCGATAGACTCAGGTGTTCAAAATATTAAAGTAGTAGACAATAGTGGTAGTAAGAAAAATATGGACGTTTACTTATTTAATGTTCTTCAAGTTCTCGCAAAGATAATACAGAACTTTACAGGTATCAGTGACGATCAGATTTATATATACAATCAAAAAATAATAGTACCAAGAGATAACAGAGTGTACGTTGCTATAAAATTTAATAGTGTTAAAATAATATCATCAAGTAGTAAGTACGAAGGTGAGTCGGAAGTTCTTTCCACTAATAGCAATGCGAGCGTGTCCATAGACATACTTAGTAAAACTCTTGCGGCATATAATATGAAAGAGAATATTGTCATGGCCATAAGGTCTTCAGCTTCACAGAGAATACAGGATGCAAGTAGTATGAAAATTGGAGAGATACCAACATCATTTAATGACTTATCTGAAGTGGAAGGATCTGTAATACCATATAGGTTTAATATAACTTTTAATATGCACTACAGTACTAACAATATTCAAAACACAGATTATTATGATAACTTTTCAGATATAGATTTAGAAACGAACTAAGGGAATAATATGTCATCAGGTAATTATACAATGCAAATTTGCCAAGGATCTGACTACAGATTGGTTATGAAACTTTCAGACGAAAATAGTGTACCTATAGATTTAACGGGATTTATTTTCACTGGCCAGATAAGATCTTACGTTTCCAGTCCAGACATTGTTGCATCTTTTTCTTTTACCCTAGCAGATCAAGTTACTAACACTGGAGAAGTAGAAGTTTATTTATCTAGTACAATTTCTTCAGCAATTGACCTTGGAACTCAAAGATCAATCGAGAGAGTACCAATAAAGTTTTCTTACGATATTGAAAGCGATAATTCTGGAGATAAGAAAAGATGGCTTGAGGGTATTGCCGAAATAAGCCCTGAAGTTACAAGATGAGTTGTGCTGAAGTAACAATCATAGACTGTGAGACAATTACAGTCACATCACCAATAGAGCCAGTGGTTACTATAGTTGAGGAGTCTTTTATTGTAGAAATTTCTACAGTAGGAACTCAAGGTGCTATTGGAACTCCAAGAGAATATTATGAAAGTGTTTCTAAAAATTTAAAGTCATGGGATGCTTCACTAGTTTACACAAGTGGTGACTTGGCCACTATTACATACACAGATGGATTCAGCACTATAGTAAAAACTTTTAATTACACTGCAGGAGATTTAACATCTATAGTATTAAGTGGTGATACACCAGCAGGAATAGATTTAATTAAGACATTAGGAT